CACGGACGATGACGGTCTGCCGATGACCGATCTGGCGCTGGAAAGGGTGAACGGTCTTGAATGAACATATAAAGCAGGCGCTGCTCAGCGTCAGCGACAAGGTATATCTGTATACGGCAAAGGGAAATACCCAGCCGCCGTATCTGATCTACGGCACGGACGGCGACAACAGCCTGTTCGCGGGCGGACACCGCACCGAATTGTGCGACAGCGGCTATGTTGATCTGTTTACCCGAAGCGCAAGGGATCCGCTGATCACGGCGGTACCGGCGGCGCTGGACGAGATCGAGGCGGCGTTCTACCTGAACAGTGTGCAGTATGAGGACGAAACCGGACTGCTGCATTATGAATGGAGGTGGCAGTGCGTTGGCTAATGTATCGCGTGTGACCGACCTGACGCGCAAAATGCGCAGCGGCACGGCAAGCGACGCGGAGCGCACCGAATGGTTGGAAGGTCGCATGAAAGGCGCGTGGAACGCCTCTGACCTCAACCGCATTGAAAACTGGACGATCTATCTGACCGACTTTCTGGCGCAGCAGGGTTACACCGCGAACACCTTTCTGCGGCGTACGGCATGGACGAAGGCAGATTTCCCAACCAGAAGCGACATTGACCGAATCCGCCGCAACGTAGAGGCACTGCAAAATTGTTTCTTCGCTCTGCCGGACTGGCGCGAAATTGTGTACAACGGAACGATGAATTTTGACCAGGCAAATGTATTGGAGTGGGATCTTGGACGTATCGAAATCTGGCTGCAGGAACTTGTGAAAGCAGCGAATATCCGACAGGCCAATACTTTGTTTATGCAGGCAGGAGGTGTATTTAATGCGTGATAGATTACCAGAACTGGGTAAGGCAAATCGTATCAGAATTACGATGGACGATGGACAGGCCATCGAGGGTGTGCTCTCTTATGCAGATAATGCCCGTCAGGAGGGCAGTGTTTATAGCAAGGGAAATGTACTGCCGGATGCAGTGTGCGTTGCGCTTGGTCTGAATACTGACACAGCAGAACCGAAAGATGCTTTTGAAATGCTTGCAGCACTCGCTGTAAGCGGCGGCGGCTCCGGTGACGTTGGAGAACTGGAGGATACCGCCCTTGAGGTTGGCACGATCACGAACGCGGGGGCAGGCTGGAACACGTTCAAGTTTAGGGAGGCGTTCGACGCTGCACCGCAGGTCGTCTGCCAGGCCGAGGACTTTGACGGCATCGTGCAGGTGAAAAGCATCACGGCGGACGGGTTTCTGTACTGTCTGCGGACGCTTTCCACCGGCAGTTACTACACCGGCGGCTCGTCCGGATCGACGCCGTCGCATAGCGCGAAC